GACCAAAAGAATAGACTTGCTGATAAGATGTGGGAGATGGCCTTAGATGGCGATGTGCCACTTATGAAATATTTATACGACCGAATAGACGGAAGGCCGAAGGAAACTATAGAGCAGACGATTAAAAGTATGCCAGAGGTTATAGAGGTAGATTTAAGTGAGGATAACACCGCAGCCGAAGATCAAAAACCTTTGGAGGAGTAACAAAAGATATAAGGTCGCCTATGGTGGCCGTGGGTCGGGTAAATCCTATGGGGTTGCTCAGAGGTTTATGGTATTTGCTTTACAGATGCCTGACGCCAGGATACTTTGTACGAAGGAAACACAGAACAGTTTATCCGATTCAGCCCTTGCCATTTTGAAGAGGGTTATTCATGATAGCGATTTAGACTGTATGTTCCAACCGACAAAACATGGTCTGAAATGTATTAACGGAGCCGAGTTTATATTTCGTGGGTTGCAGCATCCGGATCGGATAAAGTCTTTGGATGGGATTAGCCATTGTTGGGTTGAAGAGGGGCAGAAGATATCACAGGAAGCATGGGACATTCTTGTGCCGACAATCCGGGAAGAGGGATCGCAGATATGGGTAACATTCAATCCAGATTTAGAAGATGATCCTGCCTTCAACAACTTTGTTCTTAATACCCGGGATGATGTTGATATTGAGTTAATCAACTATACCGACAACCCGCATTTTCCAGAAGTGCTAAAGCATGAGATGGAATGGGACAAGGCTAATGATTATGACAAATACTTGCACGTGTGGGAAGGTCATTGTAGAACCTACTCAGATGCACAGGTATTTTTTGGGAAATGGAGGGTAGATAACTATGACACGCCGAAAGATGTGGATTATTATTTTGGGGCTGATTGGGGGTTCTCGCAGGATCCGACAACCTTGGTCCGGTGCTATGTTAAAGATGAGAGCCTGTACATAGACCAAGAGGCTTATGGAGTAGGTGTTGATATTGACGCAACCCCGGCGATGTTTGATAAAGTCCCGGAGGCGAATAGGTGGCCTGTCACGGCTGATAGTGCAAGACCGGAGACCATTAGTTATATGCAGCGGCATGGATATCCAAAGATGCGGTCGGCAAAGAAGGGTCCTGGAAGCATTGAGGACGGAATTGCTTTTTTAAGATCATTTAGAGAGATAGTGGTCCATGAGCGGTGTAAGCACGTGGCCGATGAAATGAAACTATACAGTTACAAGACGGATAAATTAACAGGGGAGATTACTCCGAACATTGAAGATAAGCATAACCATTTGATCGACGCCCTACGCTATTCGATTGAGATGATTATGATTAAAGCAAAAGTTCCAACAATTAGCGTACCTTTTAGGAGGTAGAATGATACAAACGACAGATGACATTATAGCGACTATCAACTCAGACGTTGAGGGCGTGACCTCCTTGATGCTTAAAGATTTAATAAAGAATCACAGGATGGACGAAGGTCGAAGAAGAAAGGCTTTGTGGGAACGTTACACTTTGACCGATGTTCCTATCTACCATAGGAAGCAGACATCTTATACCAAGGTTGACCGGAAGATAGCGAATGACTTCTATGCTGATATAGTTGACACCAAACAGGGCTATATGGGTAATGAGGTTACTATCTCAGTTAACAGGGAAGAGTATAAGACCGGTGGTGAACTTAATGAATCTGAGTACGATAAGGATAGATTACACCTTCGGGACTTCCAGCGGAAGACCTCAAGCGAGGATCAAAACAGTGAGATGGTTGGAATGGCTGCATCTACCGGATTAGGTTATCGGTTGCTTTACGTGCCAACAGGCAAGAACGAAGTTAAGACTATGAATCTATTCCCATGGGAAGTAATCCATATCTTTGACGAAAGCCTTGATGAGGCCGTTGTAGCTATCAGATATTATACTGTTACCTCAACAGATACCTCACGAAAGACCAAAGAGATTACAAAGGTTGAATGGTACGACAAGACTGACATAACCTATTATATAGACGATGGTGAATACAACTTCCATATAGATACAACCAAGGGCATTGAAGGCTCACAGCCTCATCTATTCGATGGTGTCCCAATTATACCATTTCCTAACAACGGATTACTCACAGCGGAACCTGAGAAGGTCACAGACCTGATAGATGCGTATGATGCTATCATGTCAAGCACTACAAGCGAGATTGAACAGTTACGATTAGCCTATATGTTCCTCAAGGGTGCAGGGTTGGCAGTAGACGATCAGTTTATGCACAATCTTGAACAAACAGGAATCTTTCCACTTGACGAGAATGGAGAGGTCGGATTTGTAAACAAGGAACTATCAGACGGGCCGGTCAATAACCTATTGGCTGAGATACGAAAGAACATCTACCAATTCGCTAAGTCTATCGATATGTCAAAAGACTTCGGTGGGGATATGCGGGTTATCGGTTGGCAGGTAACACTACTGAACCTTGAGAACTCTTGCAAGATTACAGAGCGTAAGTTCAGCAAAGCCCTTCGGGAACAATACCGAATGTTGTCAGTATATTGGCAGAAATACCAAGGGGTACAGATAGACCCTTATAACATCGAGTTTACTTTTGTCAGGAACTTTCCAAGAGACCTTAAAGATGAGGTCGAAACCTTGATGCTGCTGCTTGGAACGGTTAGCCGAGAAACGGCCTATAGCCAGATGAGTTTTATTGATGATGCTGAGGCTGAGATTAAGAAAATAGAAATGGGGAATGATCCTTTCAGGGAGGTTGTAGATGGCGACGAGAGACCTACAGACCAACCACCAAGCGATAAATAAGACTTCACAGAGGATCTTGCAGTTTACTTCTAACAGCTTGGAAAATTCTTACAAGAAAGCACTTGTACAGATCAGGGCTGAGATTGCCAGATTGTACGAGGCATTTGATATAGCCGGGGAATTAACAAGGTCTCAGCAAGCTCAATTTATCAGGGCTTCGGGGATACAAGAATCAATTCTCAGAATAATGGGGCCTGCGATTGATGGGAACATTGAGTTATTAGGGGATGCTTCACAGCTTGGATTTGACCAGGCGTTTTACCGAAGTTCATGGGCTATTGACCAGGCTACAGGGGTAAACATTGGGTTCGGGCAGGTAAGTGACAATGCAGTCCGGGCGGTTGCGGGGATTGGTGGAGACGTTGCAGATCTGACAGGGTTCATAGCGGAATCGGAGGTTATTAGCCATAAGAAGATTATGGACAATGCTTTTACTAACTATGGCAAGGATACGAGAACATGGATTCAAGAGGATATCCGACAGGGGATTATTAACGGTGATTCGGTCCCGCAGATAACAAAGAGGCTGAGTAAGAATAGTCTTATCAAGAGTTATAATTCAGCGGAGAGGATCGCAAGAACGGAAGTTTTAAGGTCAACCGGGTTGGGGAACCAGATGGCCTATGAGGCGAGTAGGGATCAGGGCGTTGAGATAAAAGAGGTTTGGGATGCAACCCTTGACGACCGAACAAGACCGGATCATGCTGCCGCCGATGGGGCGGTTAGGGATAACGTTACGGGGATGTTTAGCGTGCCATGGGGAGATGTTCCGGGGCCAAGACGGTCAGGGATAGCTTCAGAGGACATTTCTTGCCGTTGCGACAGTAACCCACAGATAGAGGGATTTTCACCTGAGGTAAGACGTGTTCGGGGTGAGGGGATAGTTCCTTATCAGACGTTTAAAACTTGGGCGAAGAATAACAATCTGACGACGAATAGATTTGGTCAGAAATATAATTTTAAGGAATAAGAAATGGCAGACGAAAAAGAAACACAGGGCGAAAGCACTGAGGGTCTTGAATCAAAAGTAGAGACTGTCTCAATTGAACAGTTTCAAGAATTACAAAGACAGTTTGCGGAAACTAAAAAAGCCCAGTCAGGATCAGATAAGACCGTGACGGAGCTTAAGAAACTTTTACTTGAAAGAGAAAAAGAAGCAGACGAAGCAAGCAAGACATCAGAGGAAAAGTTCGCCGAAAGGATCAAGGCCCTGGAAGTGGACAAAGAACAGGCAATCGCAGAAAAGTTAAAGGCGGATCAACGTAGTTTAGCAATCCAATTATTGAATGATAAGGGAATCAAGGCTCCCGGCTATCTTAACCGTTTACTCGGGAAAGATGCAGAGGAGACAGAGGCTCTAATCACTGAATATATGGAAGAGCGACTATCTGTTGAGTTATCCGTAGCTGACAAGTTCGCCAAAGACAACGGGCGAAAAGTTAACAAAGGAAAAACAGACGTTAAAACGTTAGACGACTATTCTGATGAAGAAATCGATAGTATGTCTCAAGCGGAGTTCTTGAAGGTTCAGGAACGATCAAAATAAGGAGTAAGAAATGGCAGACGCATTAATGGGATTTCGTCCCACAATATGGAGTAAAAACTTCATCGTTAATATGGACAAAGCCCTTGTCTATAAAAACGTAGTAAACACAGACTATGAGGGTGATATCGCCGGTGGCGCACGAAGCGTTAAAATCAATGAGCTTGGGGATATATCAATTAGCAATTATGTCGAGGGCGTTGATATCTCCGTTCAGACATTGACAGACGCTCAGAAAGAGCTTGTTATTGACCAGAAAAAGGCTTTTAACTTTGCAATCGATGACGTTCTTAAAGCCCAGTCAAATGTTACATTAATGGAAAAGGCTATGCAGAAAGCATCATATAATATGGCTGATGTTATTGATAAGTATATAGCAGGTCTTTACGCTGGAGCTGGGGTAGCAACAAGCGGAATGGGAACAAGTTCTTCAGCCCTTGATATCTACGCAGTAAGCGCATCCAATGACAATCTTTTAACTCTCTTGACTAATGCCCACAGGTATCTTGATGAAGCTAATGCTCCCACAGAGGGCAGATGGGTTGTAGTACCCCCATGGATGCACCAGTACCTAAAGCAGGCTCAGATTGTAGATAATGCCGCTGGTGGAATGAAGGGTGGCGATACCTCTGGATTCGGTAACGGATTTGTTGGTAACACTATGGGGTTTAATATTTTCGCAT